TGCTGTTCAGGAGTCATGTTCTTAAGGATTAGCTCCTTGGCAAGGTTTTCTACATCCATTATTCAGTACCAGTTTGTGCAGAACTCAACTGCTTGGTCAATTGGTTGAGGAAATCTTCTTCCATGCCTGAAATCTTGTTGTTTTTCTCTGCCATTTGCAGTTCAACAATCTTAGACTTGTTCTTGATGTCAGCTTCTTTCAACATCAATTCGGCAATCTTAACTCGCTTGTCAAACTCTTTGGAAGCTAAATCGTCTTGATTTGGCAAGTTTTTGGTCAATGCACTGGCTGTTTTTGCCTGTACTTCTTGAGGCATTAACTGCGCTTCAACCAACAATTTCTGTGCTTCAGCCCGATTTTGCTCTGCCGCTGTAGTGTTTACAGCAATCTGAGCCTGTGCCGCTTGAATAGCCAACTGCTGTTGAGCCTGTTGCATCTGTTGTGCTTCAGGATTGGGTTGCATCATTTCTTCCAACTTAGCAATCAACTCCATTCTGTTGCTCAAACTGCTGTTTCCAATGATTCCTTTGAGAATGATCGGCAAAACAGGAGTCTCAGCACCCAAAGTCTGCAACAAACCAATGAATTGCTGTTGTTCGTACTCTCTGGCAATGATGCCAAGGGTGGCAGTGGGGATGAAGTTCATGTCTACAGAGGGATAACGCTCTGGGTCAAACTGCATGAACCTGAAAGCCGCCTTTTTGATGAATGGAATCAAAAAATCTTCTTGGAAGTTCACCAAAGTACGCTTGTATTTCTTAATGATAGAGGCAACAGCCATCGACATACCGCCACCAGCACCATCACGAGCCGCTTGGCTGACCATTCCTTGAGAATCCAGCGTACCAGTGGCTTGCAAAAGCATTCTTTCAAAGGCTTGGGCAGTGGCAAGGTTGTTTGGGTCACTCTGACCAAACTTGAATGGGTACAAAATCTCGCTAGGCGAGCCATTTGTCAGGATTGCCTTGCCCGGCTTGATCTCAAACTTCATTCCACGAGGCAAACGAGTGGCATCCATTGCAATCATGGGGGAAGTTGTCAGTGCCAATGAGTCCAAGTGACTGCGGGTCTGTGCATCAATGGCTTTTTGCATATTGAATGCCTTTTCCACTGTGCCACGACCCAACAATCGGTTAGGAACTGTGTCATCCTGATAGGACAAAACAGGTCTGTCTTTCATCATGTAAGGGTTTTCCTCAGCTTTGAGGAGCAGTCCATCATTGGCAATCACAACAATCGCTTCAACCATGTCTGTGTAGTCTTCAGCGGCTGAGTTTTCGGGGAATAACTCAACGATGTCCTTGTTTTCCTTCATGTTATTGAGGTACTCACGGGGGACAAGACCATAGTAGGTCAGCAAAAGCACCTTTTCATCCTGATACTGACTCACTTCTTGGGTAGGTTCAAGGTCAGTGTCTTCGTAGGTGGGCGTGATGTCTACCTTTCGGTAGATGCCTTTCTCGATGCCAGCCACAATCTTGTGAATTGAGACATACTTCTCGATAGCCACGCCCATGCAGTCGTCAATGGATGTGCCATTAGGGTCAAAGAGGAAGTTCTTTGGGTTGACAGGCATGATCTTGACAGCAATTCTGTCTCGCTCGATCACACCAATTGCGGCTTGCCCCTGCATATTGGGGATGGCTTGTGTGGCAGGGATGTATTCTTTTTCAGTTTTGACAACAATCTCGCCAATACCTGTTCCGTAGATTTCTGCCATCAACTCAATCTGGTCAATGGACTTGCGAATCTTGTCCTTCTTGAAGTCTTCCATGAGTTGAGCCTTAATCATCTCAACATCAATGGGGTTGCCGTTCACATCTTGGATATTGTCTTCAATGTCAAAGAACTCGCCTTGACCAAAGATGGCTTCCATGATCTCAGCATGACGAGTCTCGACTGCTTGCTGAGTGGCGGGGGTGACAATACGGCTACGCTCAGACTCACGGGTTTTGTCTTCAGAAGCCCATTGACCTCGGAAGATGCGCTCATACTCTAGCCAATCTGGGAGAAAGTTGACATCTCGGTAGTCACGCCAGCGTTGGCAATGGTCAACAACAAAATCTGTCAGTTCTTTATCAGCCTCCGTAGGCTCATAAAATTCATTTTGTTCTAACTTGACTTCTTTATTTGTTGCCATTTAAATCCCCGAAATTATGTCTAGTGGCTCCCACTCATCTTCTTGGTCATCTTGGAAGTATGAAGTGACTGCCAGTTGGTCAATGTAAGATAAGGCATCGGGTAAGTCATCATGCACACCTTGGGCAGGGAACATCAAGAGTTGATCTTTGAATTCATCCCAATCTTCCTCGGAGTTCAGCACGATTCGCCCATGCTCAAATCTTCCTTGAAGTGACCAAATAATACGATCAGCCTTTTTGCGATTGCCGTGGGTCAAGTCAACTATGTGTGAATATACATTATTTTTCCGCATTAAGTCACTCAAATACGGCAAAACTGCGTTTTTTAACGCCCCTCTCTCGATTCCGACACTCATTGGGCGGTATTCACGCATTTTCAGCAGGATGGTGGCGGCTGTTTCCCTGATGTCCCACCGCCCATAGGCAATCTCTTTGACAAACCACTTTCCATCATCTGTCACCTTGACCACGGCAATGGCGGTCTGGTCTAGCCGTTTCTTAGAGTTAGCCGCCTGTTTAGCCACTTCCTCGAAACCAGCCAAGTCGCAAGCAATGTAGTAGCTCCCATATTCAGGCTCAACGCCATATTTCAGCCAATCTTCCTTGAAAACGTCAGAACCAGCGTTGGTAAAGGATGCCATGTATTCTTGCTTGAAAGCAAAGGTAGACAGGGTTTTCTTAGCAGACTCAATCTCAGTTGGGTCAATAAGCGGATTATCTTGGGTGGTAAAGTGCCACGATTTCCAATCAGGGTCGGATTCACTTTCGCCTAATTTAAATAAATCGTAGAACCAATTTCTACCTTTTGGAGTACCCAAAAATAAGGCTCTGCCTTTTCTGTCTGATAGAGAGGCTCGAATAACTTGCTCCCAAGCCTCTGGCTTAATGTCTGCCACCTCATCCAATACCGCATAAGTCAAACTCACGCCACGGAGAGTATCTGGTCTATCAGCACCACGAACATATATGGTTGCGCCATTAATTGTTGTTATGTCTTGATTGTTAATGTGTGCAGATTGGATAACTTCTTTTCCAAGTTCCATCAAAACTTGCCAAATAATCTGTCTTGCTTGACCGTTAGTTGGAGCCACATAAAGAACAGCAGAGCCTTGTGGACAGCGTAAAGCCTCAATCAACAATGTAATTGCACAAAGTCTAGACTTACCACAGCGGCGACCAGCCGCTACAACCTTGAACCTTGATGTGTCTTTAAAAACTTCCTCTTGCCATGGCAATAACGAAAAGTTTAGATCAGCCATTAAATTCCTTTATGTATTCGGCGGCAATCATCAAAAGTCTTGGGTCATCTTGAAGCATACCAATTGCGGCATTGCAATTTGCACAAAGTAGCTTACGAACTTTACCTGTTTTATGGCAATGGTCAATAAATAAACCCTTGGCAAACTTTTCTTCTCCTTGTCCACAAATAGCACAACGATATTGTTGGCTTTCTCTCATTTGGTTAAAGTTATCAATACTTATGCCATATTTTCTTAGCATTGCATTTGCTTTAGACCTATCCTTGTTGTTGTTATACCAATCTTTCGCTTTCTGGTCAATTTTCTCTTTGTTTTTCAAGTAATGGCGTTTTTTCTGCTCATTACGTTTTTCTGGATTCAACTCACGCCATTCTTTTACTTTTGCTTTTTGATAAGTAATTCTATCAACTGTTTTGTCATAAGCAATAACGCAAGTTTTGCACTTGTATTGATAGCCCCTGCTTATAGAGTTGCATTTGTGAAAATTGTCAGTCGGCAATAGCCGATTGCATATATTACATTTAAGTTCCATATTCCTCTTTCAGAAGGATTGGGGTGTTTAACCACACGCACCCCGCAACGTGTTGAAAGCCCTATGGGACGGTTATTTAAATTCTACGTCTTGAGCATCAGTTGTGTCAACTACTGGTGCATGGGAAATTTCCCCAATCCCAGTGATATTGATAGTTACAGCGGAACGCTGTTTTCCTTCTTTTTCGAACAGGGAGACTGGGAGCATTCTGTCCATACAGAGTTTGAGTGCCGCCATTTGAGCAGGGTGTTCGTCATTCATGGCAATCTCAACTGCTTTGATGACGACATTAGAACCAGCACTGTTTATCAGGAGTTCTTTGAGTTCTTTGATTTTCTGTTGTTCAGTCTTGGGTAAGACGAGAGCAGAGGGGTTGTCTGCGTATTTGGATAAGGTCATCTTTCCTGAGCCACGGGGTCTACCTTTTTTCTTCAGGTTATCAGGAAGTGCATCTACAGCGTTCATCTTTTGTCCAACAGAATGGGAAGTTAGCGCACACTTTACACGAGAATTGTTTTCTTGTATAGTCTTGTTAAGTCTGATTGCGCCAGACTATGAGCCTTTTAGCGGTGGTACAGCCTCTGAGTATTCAGGGGGCGCAACTGTACTACCTCTAAAGGGCTTTTTTCATGGGAATTCAACTGACACCTGAAGAACTGGCAAAACAGCGTCAGCGCAAAGAAATAGCACAAGCATTGGAGACTTGGAAGAAGGGTTTGGCAGAGAAGCTAGCAAAAGACAGGATAGACAAGAGACAAGTCACAAATCCCAAGAAGATTAAGGTCTACGAAAAAGGCGCAAAACAAGAAGCTAGAAAGATTCTCAAAGCATTTGATGATGGGATGATTTTCTAGTATAGTGTTGACAAAAGGAGTGTCGGTTTTGCTACCCGACTCAACAGAGGGCAATCCTGTAAACCCCTGTTATGACCGCTTGGAAGCTGGAAGTGCCATCGCAGTGATTGTGCCGCACAAGATAATCCAGACTCAGCCTAGAAGTAGGCTCTCCTTGTGGCAGACACTCTAATCAGCTTTCTGTTAAACATTATTTTACCTATATAAGCTATCGGGTAGCCGCCTTGCGCCCAAATGAAACTTAAAGACACACCTCGCTGATCACCCTTTTCTTCAGCCAAATCCAGACTTGTTTGTGTCGTACGCTTAGATTGGCTTTTCGTGTACGGAGGAGGTATCACAAATATTTACAACTCACACACCCCCTCCCCCCCATCAAAGTAAGCACTCACTTACAAGTAAGCACTCACTAACCTACCCAGTAAGCACTTACTCACTTAATGGTTAGCAAGCACTAACATATGTGTTGGATTATTTCCACAAAGCAAGCGCTTGGTTGGTAAATAGGGGTGATGTACCATAATGCGGAACCTTTCACAATGCGAAATATACTGCACTGCAACAAAAAATACAAACTATTGATAACACATTATTGATAGGTTATTTATATGGGCTAAGATGGTGCAGAGTGGACACTAACATCACTGATATGGTGCAGAGTGTTTACTAACATCACCTTTTTGGTGCGCTTGGTTAGTGAGCACTATCGTTCTATGTGCGGTACTTGCTGAAACATGAAAACTGGCATGGTATGTGCATAGTGTTTAGAGTCCAATGTTGGACTACTTTGAAAGGCGTGAATCATGACTAAAAAACAAATTATATCTATTCGGTTGCAAGCGTGGAATGCATTTACTGCCGCATTTAATTCAAATGCTCAATACAGTAGATGGAGTAAAGAATCCTACGATTCATATTCCATTATTCCAAAATATCTGGCAAAAAAGGTATAAATTCTAGGGTTTAAGGCATTGTTAATCAGTGCCTTAACACCTAGGGATTTTCCTAGGGTTTTTTAATAGGTGTTCATATGGATAAACAACTGCAACAATTGGAAAGCTTAAATAGGGCAAAAAATGGTGATTCATTACTGAATTACCCTAGCATCATCACCGGATTCATTGCCAAGGGTATCAACCCTAGCGACATAATCCCTAGAGAAAATGTATTTACCTATAACGCATGGAAAGCCCTAGGACGACAAGTTAACAAGGGTGAACATGGTGTAAAAGTAGTGACATGGATAGATGCCACTGACAAAATCACGGGTTTGCCGACAAAATTATGCCGTGCATCTACTGTGTTTCACATTTCGCAAACTAGCCCGATTCAGTGATTTTTTGCCACACCTAGGGTAAATCCCTATGGTGTAGTGTCGCACACTATGCTATATTCAACCATCATTCATTCAATAGGTGTTCACATGAAAATTGCATTTATCCCTAAAAAACAATACAAAATCGGTGAAATTATCACTATTCATGGGCAACCCATGAGGGTTATATCCTACACACACACTGGTAAAAATGTCACTGTAACCAGTTTAGAGGGCTATAAGCATCAAAAAATCGTTTGCATTTGCACTGATTCACCACCTATCGTAGGGGTGACAGCATGATGTTCGACAAAATAGATTCTATCGTGCTCGGTGTGTGTGGCGTTGCCGCAATTGTGTTAGCTATCATTCTGATAATTGAAAGGTTTTAATCATGCAAACATTATTAGGGTTTTGGTGCATTTGGCGACCATCGAATTACATTACTAATGAAGTTTTGGTTTATTATTCTGACAATGGTTTTGGTGAGTTAATCCCTCATTCATTGCCCATTCACTCAGTCAACACAGCAAACCAATAGAGTGCAAACCCTTGGGCATACTGTGCCCTTGGGCTTGCATTTTGACAATGTAAGGGCTTACAAGGGCTTTCCTTGTGTTTTTGAATAGGTGTTAATAATGATTCAACCTTCCGACTTCACGAAAATCAAGCATGACATTAATGGCAATCCACGCCATGTATGTCATTTTTTGCAGTTTGCTACAAATTATGAAACTGCCTTATCCATCGCTAAACCATTGGGCGGCAAAAAATTCCACAATAAACAATATGGCGGTGGAATAGTGTTTCAAGAATATACGGGTTGCCTTACATATCTGTGCGACAAAATCAATCAAGCAATTGAAAATACAGAGGTAACAGCATGAATACATTACTTGAATGGCAACCACTTTGGGATGCAATGGACGCTAACCCTTCCGAATGGATACCTACTACCGAAAAAATGTACTGGGAAATGCTAGAGGTTTTACCGCCTAGAAAACAATCTAAAAGTGCTTTTTTGGTAGGAGAGGCAACTAGGGACAATTCAGAGGGTTACCCTGTTTATTCATGCTTTAAGCGAGTGGGCGATAGTTTCTACGCCAAAAACATGACGCTAGACCAATTTATTAAAGAGGTGACAGCATGAAAACAGGCACAAACGCACCAATAAAACCCTCATTTGAAGGGCAAATTGTAAAATTTATGTCGCCATTTGCGAATGTCTGGCTGTACGATATTTGCAGATTAAATGCCAAA